GTTACGGCGGTCACTAAGCGTGTCGATTCGGTGGAGTCCACTACCCACGTTCGCTCGGACAACGACGACACCGCGCCTGCTGCTACGGATGAGCCGAAGAAGCAAAAGCGCGACATTTTCGATGGCCTGTTCAGCCAAAACATGAAGTAACCTCTAGGAGATACTACAATGCCCCAATCGAATCAAACCCTTCTACAGCGTGCTGATCTAGCTATCGCGGACTTGAACGCCAACGGCGGTCTTCTGGACGCGGAGCAGGCTAACCAGTTTATCGATATGGTGCTGGAGCAGCCGACGATCCTGCGTCAATCGCGCGTGGTTCGTATGTCCGAGCCGCGCCGCAAAATCAACCGCGTCGGTTTCGCCAGCCGTATCCTTCGTGCCGCCCGTACTCCCGGCAGCGCCAATGACGACGGCAGTAACGACCGTTACGTGCTGAAAGCCGACCGCGCCGCTCCGACTACTTCGCAAATCGAAATGAGCACCGAAGAGGTCATCGCGGAAATCCGCCTGCCGTACGAAATCTTCGAAGACAACATCGAAGGCCAGTCGCTAGAGTCGCACATCATGCGCCTCATCGCCGAGCGCGCGGCTATCGACCTGGAAGAGTTGGCGCTAGCTGCGGATAGCGCCTCTGGCGACGCCTACCTAGCCCTGCACGATGGCTGGCTGAAGCGCATGACCGCTAACGTGGTCAACAACGCTAGTGCGGGTATCACCCCGACCCTGTTCAAGAACGGTATGTTGGCTATGCCGCAAAAGTACCTACGCAACCTCGCGCAGATGCGGCATGTTGTGTCGGTTGCCAACACTATCAAGTATCGTGATGTTGTCGCGCAACGCGCAACCGGCTACGGCGACTCCATGCTGACCTCGCAGCAGCCGATCAACGCTTACGGGGTTCCGGTGGATGCGGCCCCGATGCTCGCAGCCGTCGGTTCCGGCAACCAAGGCTTCTTCACTTTCATGCAGAACCTGATTTTCGGTATCCAGCGTGACATCCGCGTCGAGACTGACCGCGATATCCGTTCGCGCGAGTTCATCATTGTCCTGACGGCACGCGTTGCTCTGCAAGTCGAAGACCCGAACGCCGCGGTTAAGTACCTCAATATCTAACCCATAGGGGGCGAAAGCCCCCTTACGCTTTAGGAGATTCACATGCCTCTGGAAGTCAACACCCAACTAGGCCGCGGCGGTACCGGAATGCACGGTACGGGCGCGGGTAGCGCAGCTAGACAGATTGGTGAGCTACAAAACCTGCGCGTCGCTTTGCTCACGGGCGCAGCCGCGAACACCAAGATCGCTCTAGCCGCTATCCGTAACACGGATACCGTGCTATCCGTTCTCGACAACAACGCCGGTACCATCACTGACGTTACCGGCACGGTTAGCATCGACAACTTGACCGCCAGCGGTACGGTCACTGTCGGTACCATGGTAGCTAACGACACGGTTACTATCGCTGGCCGTCTCTTCACGCTATCTACGCTACCTAGCGAAGATCAGGACTACACCAAAGTCACTATCGGTGCGTCCGCGGCGGCTACGGCTACCAACCTCGCAGCGAAGATCAACCAGTGGGCAGCGTGCCAGAACAGCCCTACGGTTTCTGCTACGGTGTCCAGCAACGTTGTGACCGTCCGCGCCGCTACTGAAGGTGCCGCAGGTAACGCAATCACACTAGCGGAGACTGGCACTACTTTCACGGTGTCCGGGGCTACGCTCACCGGGGGCAGCGACACTGGTGGTATCCGTTCGACCGGGGCCACTAACCAACTCATCGTTTTCTGGTACAAGAAGCCGTAACTAGGCTTGCAATCAATTTCAAACGGTAGGAGAAAACCATGTCTGATAAGGTTCAACGTAAGCTAGTCGGCGCGCAGCGCTATATGTCTGTAGCCACCGGCCCCGAGCCTATCGAAAAAGGGCAAACGGTGTGGGTTACCGCAGAAGAAGCTGCGGGTATGGATGACCTTACGTACGTGGACGCCGCGGGCACTACCAAACGGCTATTCGTCAAAGTCAAGGGTGACGCGGTTGTTCAGGAAGAGGACGACGACGAGGTTGTGGAAGAGGTGCCGGCTGAACGCGACGGCGATGATATGTCGGCTGACGCGGAAGAGAAGCCGAAAGCAGCGCGCACCCGCCGCAAGGCTGAGTGAGTACCGGGTAATCCAGTGCGGGGAGAAGTAGATTGACTATGCGACTAGCGACACCGGAAGAAGTACTCGCCACTATGGGGGTAATGCAGAGCGCGTCCGCTCTAGCCAACGCGGCGCAGGCCCTCGATCTATCTCTCCCCGTAGTGGAGCAGGTACTGGACACCAAACTCGATAGGGTGCAGGTAGTGGATTACTTCGACTACCTAGGCCCTACCGAGGGCGGTACAACCCCTACGTACACCTTGTCCCTCACGCGCGGTTTCGTTGTTGACGGTAGCGAAGTAGTAACATCCGCGGGGCTGCCGCTTGTGCGCGGCGCAGACTATCGCATTGATTATGTGAAAGGTCTGGTCTTCCTGTATGTACAGGCGGTGTTTGGTGCGGCGAGTGTGTCCGTCGAGTACACAAGTGGTTTCGCGGAGCTAGACCCTATACCGGATACGCTAAAGGCGGTAGCAATTACCGCAGCGGTCTTACACCAGAACACCCTCCCTAGCGTACCTGCTAACCGAGACCCGAAAGTGGGGAACAGAGTATCAAAACCTATTTTTAATTTTTTGCAAGTGCAGGCTGCCCCGCTAGAGCGTCCACGTATGGCGGTAGAGTTCCCGACATCTACTGAGTACATATAATGAACGTTTCCGGGCACCAAAGGCTCGTAAGTAGGCTACGTAGGATAAGCAGTAAGCTCCCCGACGTATTCAACGATGGGCCTGCTAAACAGNNATGCGCGCGAGGTTTATGGCGGAAGTAGACGCTTACGGGTCTTCGTGGCCGGCACTCGCTAAAAAAACGATATACAACAAGCGCTGGAAGGGGTCTTCCAATCCAGAGAAGAAGTTAGTGGACTCAGGTACGTTGTACAGGTCTTTCGGTGAAGTCAGCGGGTCCAACGCGGGGCTGTTCACTACGAGTACCGGCCTGGGCTTCCGCATAGGTATCGATGACGACGAAGCCGCATTCTACGGACGTATACAGCATTACGGTAACTACCGTATACCGGCAAGACCGTTCATGGATTTGGCGTATAACGATGTGCGATCATATCGCGAAGCGGTAGCTCGATTAGTGAAGCGCATGGTACGGGAGGCTTAATGGATAGACGCATAGAGCAGCTACAGACTGAGCTACAGACACTAGTATCTGGGCTCCCCGCGTTTGCTGAAGGGGCGTTTTCTATCTTTGACTTGGAAGACCTGAAGCACAAGACAACGATGCAGATGCCGCCAGTAGTAGGTATTACCTACGACGGCGCGATACCTGTGCAGGCGAATCAGGGAGTTGCAAGCGATTTCAAATCCGGCAACGCGCGACTGATTACTTTCCAGTTTAGTGTCATCATAGGTATCCAGTACATTTTCGCGGGGCAGGATGACACCAAACCTGTCGGTATGAATTTACTGGACGAGATACGCGAGACTTTGGAGGGGTACAAAGGCGTAAACAATCGACCGTGGGTTTGGGCTGGCGAAAAACCCGAAGACGACGTATCATCTGATGGACTGATTTTCTACAGTCAGGTGTGGCGTACTAACGTAGTTAAGCTAGGCGCTACCAACAACTAAGTCAAGGAGAAGCAAATGGCACTAACCAACTACTACTACTCTGGGCAAGGCAGCCTGTACGCCGCGGTGCGCAACAGTACTACGGGTAAGCCGGAAGGTTTTACTCGAATCGGCAACGTCCCGGAACTATCGCTGGATATCGAAGTTTCCAACTTTGAACATAAAGAGTCTGAGACTGGCGCACGCGGTCTCGACCTAATTATCAACAAGGAACGCAAGGGTAAATTCACGTTCAAGATCGAGTCGATCACCCTAGAGAACCTTGCGCTGGGTCTTATGGGTTCCACTTCCGCGATCACTGGCGCTACGGTGTCCGACGAGGCGCACAAAGTGTATCTAGGCAAGCGCTCGGCGCTAGCACACCCGGATGTCTCGGCAGTCACGATCACTGCGGGCGTCACTCCTTTGGTGGCAGGTACCGACTACACCCTTGATGCGAAAAACGGCGCGATTATCTGGCCGGATACCGCTACCACCAACGCTACCGAGGGCGCGGCAGTTACCGTGGACTACACCTACGGCGGCTACACTCGACTGGATGCGTTCACGCAATCCAACGCCAACGAACGTTACCTACGTTTCGAGGGCCTGAACACGGTGGACGACTCCATCGTTATTGTCGATCTTTACCGCTGCCAGTTCGACCCGCTCACGGGTTACGGGCTAATTAACGAGGAACTAGCGTCGGTCGATATCACCG